AATAAAATATAAATGCAAGAATCCTGAGTTTGTCTATAAAGGCAAAAAACCACTTTTTGAAGAATTCATGCCAATGCCCGAATTGCAATACACATCAGTTGCAAAAAAGAAGGGTAATCCTAATCCTGAATATGTCAGGGCATATCAGAAACATCCAGATTATAAAATCAAAAGGAATCAGCAGATTGCCGAACGAAAAAAGCGCGATCCATTATTTGCCCTAACGCTCAGAATCAGGAATATTCTTTTTATGTCCTTTAAAAATCATTCTGTTGATAAACCAAAGGGAGCCGAGAAGATAGTTGGGTGTTCTTTTGACCAATTGAAAATCCATATCGAATCTCAATTTACTAAAGGAATGTCTTGGGATAATATGGGCGAATGGCATATCGACCATAGAATTCCATTAAGGCTTGCCAAAAACGAAAATGATCTAAGGACGTTGAATTATTACACAAACCTTCAGCCCCTTTGGGCTATTGATAATCTCAAAAAGGGCACCAAGATATGACCAAGAAAGAGTTCGCAGTAAAGTGTGGAATCAAAACCAATCGGCTTGCGATTTATATTAAACGCTTTAAGGTTGAAGTAAATAAGGATGGATCTATAGACGACTCAAATCCGATCAATGTCCTGTTCATGGAAAAATGCTTGAGTAGGCATTCAAAAGCTCATAATATAGAATCGAACGCCCACGGAACGCCTATTGAGTCGGAGATTACACCACCGGCGCCATTGAAAGCTCCTTCAAAAAAGGTCGAAAATGAAGCGTTTTCTCGGCAAAACACCAAACTTGTAGAGATACAGGAGAAGAAAGGTGGCCTTGATATTGAAGGCAAGACCAATTCGATAGAACTGCAGCGTATAGAAATACGCAAGAAAAGGGGCGAATTAGTGCCCACAGAGTCGGTCAAGAACCTCATAATCCAGCATTCCGAGAGCATGAAGACCTCCTATTCGGAGGCTTCCGACAACCTGATAGTGATAATCTCGCACAAAAAGCAGCTTTCCTCGGATGAAATATCCGATCTGAGGAAGCAGTTCACAAAAATAGTGAACAATGCCATCGACAACGCGATAACCTTCACGATGACGGGGCTCAGGAACGTTGTGAACGATTTCTCACAGAAAAGAGGCGTGGGGCAGCATGGATGAGCTCGAGGTTTTTGGCGAGATACTTGAATCCACGCGGATCCATCTGTCCGACATAAAACCGTCCGAATGGTACGAGAAAAACATGGTCATGCCACGGGGATCGGCCTTCCCTGGTCCTTTTTCCTTCGATCTTACACCGTATTGGCGCGAACCGCTCGACTGTGTGGCCAAGGACCACCCCGCAAAGGAGATAACCATCATGGCGGGAGCTCAGGTGGGCAAGACAGCCGCAGTCCTTTTGCCCATCGTGGGCTATACCATCTCGCAGAACCCAGGCAACATGATGTTCCTGACGGGCCATAGCGACCTGTCGGAGGCAGCTTTCATACGCATAGACGGAATGATCGCGAACTGCGGGTTGAGCCATTTGCTGCGCCCCAACGTCATCAAGGCGAAGAACAGCCGCTCCGGCGACACGAACAAGAGCAAGGAATACCCTGGCGGAATATTGATAGGTGGAAGCGTCACCAACCACAACCTATTGAGGCAGTACGATGTGATGGTAATGATCGTGGACGACTTCGATGCCGCACCGGTCAGCTCCAAGAAGGCAGGAGCCACTCGTGAGCTTGTGCAGAAGAGGACATCCGCATTTGCCCACAAGAAAAAGATAGTTTATGTGTCTTCCCCTCAACTACATGGCCAGTCCAATATCGAGGGCACCTTCAACGTCAGCGACAGGCGATTTTACCATGTTCATTGTCCGTTGTGCCTGAAACCGATCGTTCTCAAGTGGAAAATACAGATTGATGATAAGAATACAGGAGGGATCTACTGGGATTATGACGAAAACGGCAACCTGAACCGCAAATCCGTGGGCTATATCTGCCAGGAATGCTCGCATTTCTTCAATGACACACACAAATTCGAGATGAACCTGAACGGTTTCTGGAAGCCGAGTTGCATTCCGAAGGAGGAAAACCATTATGGATACCATCTTTCAAGCCTCTATTCGCCCCCCGGAATGGACGATTGGGCGCATTATGTGCAACAATACATCAATGCGAACCCCCCCGAAGGCAAGCCGATAGCCAAAAAACTGCAGACTTTCTTCAATGTTGTGCTTGGTGAGACCTATGAAGAAGTTGGAGAAGCCCCAGAGGCCACCATATTGCAGAAGAACATCCGTGGCTACGAGGTTGGAACACTTCCCGAATCGCTTTCGGTCAGCGATGGCAATGGGAAGCTGGTTTTACTGACCTGCGCATGCGACTTGAACGGCACGGAGATGGATGCAAGATTGGATTACGAGATCGTGGCATGGGCCGAGAGCGGGGTATCGTATTCCGTGAAACATGGCTCCATAGGCACGTTCGTTCCACGTGAAACGACCAAAAAAGTGAAGGAGGACAGGGAAAGATGGACCTACCACCACCACAAGGAGAAGAGCGTCTGGCCCGAGCTGAAGAAAATCATAAGCGAAATCTACAAAACCGATACTGCCTTCCCTATCGAAGGCGATTTGAGGAACGTTGGAAGGCCCATGCGCATAGCGTTGACGGGTGTCGATACAGGCCACTATACCCAATTTGCCTACGACTTCATAGACACCAATCCAAAGCGCGTGATAGGCATCAAGGGCGACAAGGAAAGCAAGTACAGAAAGTTTGATATGGACTCGCCATCGTTCAAACCATCGAAGGAGCGTGGCGATCTTTATCTTCTGGACGTGAATTTCATCAAGGACCAGATGGCAGAGAAGATGAAACTCACTTGGGAGAGAGGAAACGAGAAGCAGCCGTTCGGGTTCATGAACTTTCCGACCCCGAGCGGAGGGCTTTATCTTTTCACAAATTATTTTGAGCACTATCAGGCAGAGCATAAGGTTCCCGAGACAAAAGATGGAGAAGTGACCGGGTTCAGATGGGTGAAGCAGACCTCCAATTCGCAGAACCACTTTTGGGACGTGGCCTGCTATAATTCAGCGCTCCGCGACATCATAGTGGAGCATACCTTGAGGGAGTTCGGAATCAAGAAAGGGACATGGCACGACTTCGTGAAAAAAATAATTCCCAAATAATATTTTTTTTTGTAAAAAATAATAGTACCTATGTTGCATGAAATTAAAAGTCACAAGATTTGTTTTTTTAATGATGCTTTTTTGTTCATGCACTCATTATGAGCCAGCCAAAGCAATTATTACATATACCGATGGATCAAAAGAAATATTTTTTGGTGAACAAGAAGTTTATAATGACGGATCATGGCATCAAGGACTTTATGCTGATAATGGATGCTTGGTTTCTAGTGGTTTTATAAATTATTCGGGACAGAGATGTGGGGTTAGAAAAGTAGAAATTCAATTGTTGAAAAAATGAAACTCGGAATAATCATACCAACGCGCGGTGACCGTCCAGCATTCCTCGATAACTGCCTCCGCATGCTTTACGAGCAGGACAAAAACTCATTCGTTGATATTTACATGGATGTGCATATCGTTGACTATGCCCCGAAGGACAAGGATATTGATATCACGCCACGCTATCGCTCGGGCTACGACCATTTCAGGAACAAAGGCTTTGATCTTCTCGCGTTCATAGAGGATGACGATTGGTATTCGCCAGTCTATCTCCAGACCATGCTGAAAAAATGGGAAGAAGTGGGGAGGCCCGATCTTTTCGGCACAGCCAAGACGATGTACTACCATATCGAACTTCGGGCCTATTACATCATGGAGCACCATACGCGCTCCAGTGCCATGAACACGTTCATCAGACCCGACATGGACTTTCCTTGGCCCGTTGACCTCGAACCATACCTCGATCTGCATCTTTGGAAGACGATTCCAAACAGACAGATTTGGTTGCCTGACAAATGGTATTCGATAGGCATCAAGCACGGCACAGGGAAGACCATCGATGGCGGAGGCCACAGGATCCACGATGACGATTACGTCAAACTCAGGTACATCCATCCAGACAATGGCTTACTGAAGGAGACAATGGATGCGGACAGCTTCGAGTTCTATAATAACTACTTTCAACCCATAACCAAATGACAAAGACTGAAAAAAGACTTCTTAATCTATGCGAACTTGTTGACGCATATTTCCTGATGCAACAGCCAGTGGTGAAATCCGCCATCGAGAGCCAATTGAAGGAGCAGACGAAGGAGATCACAGAGGAGATAAAGAACAAAAAGAAAAAGGAACCTGAATTGTTCGATACCAAAACCACTGGCAAGAAATGATAATCGGAGCTAACATGCCGTGGCAGTACATTCAAACTGAATCGGGTCTCATTCTCCCGTGGTTCACATTACCATGTCTTGAATGGTTAGTAAAACAGGACATCAGCAAATGGGTTGTGTTCGAATTTGGTTGTGGATATTCCACGATATGGTTTAGGAAGAATGTCAATGTTGTTTTTAGTATTGACAATAATTCTTCATGGGCAAAAGCAATGACTGCATATCATACCGAAACAAAAGAAAAATATATTTCAGGTATTAAGCTGTTGTTTCCAACAACACCAGAAAAAAATGATCTTTTCGATTGCATAGTCATAGACGGTGCATGGCGCTTGGAATGCCTGCAGAACTCACATGATCGTGTGAGGAGCGGTGGATACATTATCATCGATAACTGGGAAGGTGAAGATTTTCCACATACCAAAGAGGCATTGGAAATCCTAAACGGATGGGAATGCCAAATATTCAAACAACCCAATCATCGTACTTGGAAGACAGTTGTTTTTAGAAAATCATGAGTAAAATCCTGATAAAATACGCCACCAGAAAGCGCCCCCAGTATTTCCTGAAGGCAATTACCAACATCATGTCCACCATCCATGACCAGAACTACGAGATATTGGTGAGTATTGACAATGACGACTTCACAATGCAATCCGAAGCCATCAAAAACTGCATAGCATCTAACCCAAAGATAAAATGCTTCTCAGGCCCACACGAAAGCAAGGTGGCCGCGATCAACCGCGACATGGACAAATCTGGCGACTGGGACATCTTGGTGAACATGAGCGATGACTTCTTTTTCGTGCAACAAGGTTGGGACAATACTATCAGACAACGGGTAAAGGACGTTTGGGGCCAATCCCTTGACTTCTATGCGCACTTCGATGATGGATATGTCCATGACCAGCTCTGCACAATGAGTATAATAGGGCGTGACTATTACAACCGTGACGGCTATATCTACTATCCTGGTTACAAATCGTTCTCGTGCGATGCAGAATCTTATTACGTGGCCATGATGAGAGGACGTTACCATTACTTCCCAGAGGTATTGGCCAAGCATCAGCACCCAGCTAACTCACCCGCACCGAATGATGAGCTTTACCGTGCCAATTCGTTGCATACCGACCATGATGTTAAACTTTACTTTGAAAGGCTGAGAAGATTTTTCGATGAACCGAACGGCCACGAGATTTTGAAAGTAAGACCAGAACTCCAAAAATTCAATTTATGAAGCTAGGAATTTTAATACCGACCCTTGATTCGCGCATCGATCTTTTCAACCGATTGACAGGCGAGCTTGCAAAGCAGATGCTTGAATTCGACAAAGGTGACAACGTATGCTTCATCTGGTATCGCGACAATGGAGAGATGACCACGGGTGCAAAGAGAAACAAATTGATCGAAATGGCCATCGAAAGAAAGGCCGAATACATTGCCTTCCACGATGATGATGATTTTTGTGGGCCGACCTACATCAAGCGAGGGTTAGAAGTTGCCGACAGCGGAATGGA